ATACTTGTTGTTGTAATTAAATGAAGAGATTTATGAGTAGCATAATGATTAATCTTAGTTATACTAACATTTATTATAGTTTCTTCTTCATCAATAACAACCCAACATTGATATCTTGTAGGGTCTTGTAACCACTGTAAATAATCATATGTAGTTGATTCACCTACTGAATGTTTTAATGATTCCTGTATAGCAGGTTCTATTGTTCTCCAATGAACAATAATGCTGCTTGGATCTAAGTGAATTACTTTCATACTTTTTCCTTTACTATAAGAATAATGTTGGTCTTATTGGTCTTGTTATTGTAAAATCATTTGGGTAATCTAACCAAGCCTGTCGCCAATTACTTATTTCTGTAATTTGTTCTGTAGTTAAATTATCTTTCCACCAACCGTTAACTTTATCTAAGGTTAATGAAAACTCAAAAGTTCTGTCATTACGTCTTGATGATACTAAAGCTTCTTCTGAAGCCTCATTGCCATCCTCATCAGTTATTTTACCAACTGTAAACTCACTATCTAAACCTTTATTAACAGTGCTACCTACTAGGTTATAATAATCAAGGTAGTTACCCTCATGAAAAGTTTTTAACTCTCCATGTGTATCATAAATATAAAACATAGTAATCTCCTATCTTGGGTAGTATATACGGATAAAACCGTTTGTACCATTACCCTGTACAGTGCCGCCTCTACCAGAGCCACCTGCATTACCACTAGTAGCACCACCAGCACCTGCTCCACCCCAAGCGGAGCTAGTACCATTTGCAGGACTTGAACCTGAAGCGCCCGCTCCATTACCTCCAGATTGAGTAATATTTGAAATATTAGTAATACCACCAGCTACAATAGCATCTGCCACAACATTTGTGTAATAGAAGTCTGCATCTACCCAACTAAATGATGAGGATCCACCTATACCACCTGAACCAGAGCCACTGCCTGCAGAAAAACCAGTTCCACCACCACCACCAGGAGCAGCTAAAAAATCTTTATTTCCTGCACCAGTTACTGTTGATGCACCACCAGCTCCACCGGTTGCAACAGCGGCTGCTTGGTTTGGATTAGAAAGAACATATGCACCAGAACCACCAGAACCTACTGAGTAAGTTAGTGTATCTCCTAATTCATATTTTGAAGCAATAGATAAAGTAGCTCCACCACCGCCTCCTGTTCCACTACCTGACACACCTGGTCCATCGTTTTCTTGACGAGTTGCTAACGCCCCTCCACCTCCTCCACCAACTGAGTAAACAATTACCCAATCGTCATCATCAAGTGATGATATATCTACAGTACCTGTGCCTGAAGTAAAAGTTACATTTGGTGTTCCAGGAATACCTGTTATAGTGGGTGAAACAGCTGATCCAGATAACAATAGATCAGTTGCTGCACTACCTCCGCTACCAAATTCTCTAAAAGTTCTTACATTATTTATTAATAAAACAATATAATATTTATCAGTAGATGTCCTATAAAATATAGATCCTACTGGAGCCGTTGTGGGAGGAACATCTTGAACATAAGACAATCCAGCAACTGAGCCATCGTCAGCTTGTATAATAGAACCTTTAATAGTAAGCTCTCCATCTGAAGTATCCCAAGATAAGTAGTTGTTAGTTTTTCCAACTACAAAATCACCAGCGGTTGTACCTGTTGTAAAAGCATTATTTGCACCAACAACAGCCATACCCTCTCCAGATACAGGAATAACATCACTGTTAATTGCAATATTACCTACTTTAAGAGAAGAACCTGCTATGATTGATCCAGTAGCAATATTACCACCATCAATATTAGTTATAGTTGTTCCATTATCAACGAATGAGCCAGTTGCGCTACTGAAAGTAACTAATCCTGTAAAGTTAATACTTTTTATAGGAGTTGTACCAGTAACAGTAGTAGTATTAAAGGGTGCTGTTGCATCTATAAAAATTAACTGAGAGGAGTATACTGAGTTAGAAGAACTAGCTGATATAGTAGGTGGTGTTTGTGACCAACCTGAAGTTATAGAGCTTATAGCGCCAGTTGACCAAGTAATCGTTGCGGAAGGAGCAGAAGGAGCATTAGCTACTGTAGGGTTAGTATATAGTGTTACTTCTGCATATCTAATTGCATCAGTACCATCTGTTCCATCAGTACCATCAACGCCATCTGTACCATCTGCACCTTTAATTAATGCCCACGTATAGTCACTTGCTGTTGTTGAGTCTGTAGCATTAAAGTCTACGTATGTACCAATATATTCTTTGTTAGTTGGTGATTGACTAAATCCACCACCTGAAGAAGTATCTGCATAAGCAATATGCAAGTAAGAAGTGTTACCATTAACTCCGTTAGTTCCCGCAATACCTTGATTGCCTGTAGCACCTTGAGCTCCTTTAATTAAAACCCAAGTATAATCACTTGCTGTTGTTGAGTCTGATGCATTAAAGTCAACATATGTACCAATGTATTCCTTATTAGTAGGTGACTGACTAAAGCCACCTCCTGAAGAAGTATCTGCGTAAGCAACATGAAAGTAAGATGAATTACCATCGGCACCAGCTTCTCCTTGAATACCTTGGCTTCCATCTAAACCATCAACACCATCAGCGCCATCTAACCCATCAGCACCGTCAGCACCATCGGCTCCTGCAGGACCTGTTGGACCTACTGGCCCTTGTGTCCATTGATTACCATCAAATATCCATATAGAAGAATTAGAGGAAGCATATATAATATCGCCTATTGCACCTGGATCGTATGAGTTAGGTGGAGTAGCGGCTATTGTTACATTTCCGTTACTTAATTGTTTAACAATAGCAATTAAAGTATCTCTCGTTGCTTTGTCTCTAATCCCTGCGGGGATAAACACATTAGACATTGTTCACTCCTTTCCTGCGAGTCGCAGTATCATCTTGTACCTGAAGGTATAACCTCCAAATCCATTCCTGTTAATTCAGGATTATTAGCACCAGACATAGCTACTTCTAAATTAAAGTATCTTCCAGTTAATCTATAATCTCTTTTATACCCTGATCCGATAGAGGGATCAAAGGTTCTTTTATACTTATTATCTCTGCTTGCAAATGCTAAGTTAAATTGAGCATCAACAGTATTAGTGTCATTTAAGCTACTAGATGTAATAGCAGTAGTATTAAATATATTAGTACTCATAGGGTATACTGCAGTTATTCTCTTAGTTATATTAGGGTTACCTAAGTCTTGTTTTAAAAATCTAGCATAACCATCTGTAACTAAAGTATTACCTAGTAAAAATATACCTCCAGTTCCAAAACCGTAAATATAAAGTTGACCATTAATTTCTCCTTCAGTTATACCTTTAAGATTATTAATAGTTCTTTTATACCAAGTGTCACTAGAATAATTATATACATAAGCAAAATTACAACCTGTACCACTACGGTTTGTGCCATCGTGTTCTTTTAAAGCACTATAACACACCCATACTTCCTTGTCTCTAGTGTTTCTGAAAGTAAAAGTCCTATCTCTGTGTGCAGGATTTACTGTATCATAGATATCTTTTTGTATTCTACCTTGAGATATATCTTGTTTGTTAGGTCCACCATCATGTATGTATATACCGTAGTTACCTAAAACAAAATGTCTACCTCCACCTATATCTTCAAAACAACCAGGACTATATAATCCATCATCATCAAATAAAAGCTCACTTGTTAAATAAAGAGGTGCACCTGTATCTTGATATCTATATACAGAATCATCTTTATAAACAATAAGATAAGGACCTAATTGAGCTGCATCCAGTAGTTCTCCTACTGTTTCAGTAAGTATATCATCGCCTGCCGTGTTAGTAGAAGCGTATCTCCAAGTAACACCGTCAAGAGTATTAATATCTGTTATAGGTGTAGACCAAGCTAATGATGCATTACCTAAATTTTCATTGTTTAAATATTGTCCACTTAAGTTTAATGCAATTAATCTATTATTATATTGCGCCATGCTTTGCGCAGTAACTCTGTCTGCAACAACAGCTTGTGTTGTTTCATCAGTACCTGAAAACCAATTAACTAAAAATTGAGCAACATAAGTAGGTGACGCTTCTGTACCTGTATTTCTTATAAGTATAGGTTGGTTAATACCATCATTACTAATAAGTAAACCATTGAAAGCAAATAAATCTATACCGAACCTAGCATTTTCATCTAAGTTAGTAGTAGCAGTAACTCCAGACAAACTACCTAATGATGTAGTAACATCTTGTGCTACTTGAAATTTAATTGTACCAGAATCATCATATAAATAAGCTAAATTAAATTGATTAGAACCAACAGGGGTCCATTGGGTAACTGCTAATACGTCTCTAGCAGTAGTCCCTGTAGTATTAGTATCAAACGCTGTAGGAAAAGCTGGAACACCTTGAAGAGAACCATCAAAGGATCTCATATTGAGACCCTCTGAAAAATTTTCAGGAGATAATGCCTGTGGTGGCGTATCTGTATTCAAGCCTTTGATACCCAAATTTTGTAATGGTATTGTTGGCATTTATTATTCCTCTATATTAATTCCTATCTGTTTGAATTTTCTACGAGCACAACGTAATCTGAAGGCTCGTAGTCTAGCATTTACTCTTCTCTTTCTTTTCCAAGGGCGAGGTCTAATAGAGTCATTACTGCCATCAGCGAGTAACTTTCCATTAGATTTCACAACCCCCTGCAGTGCATGCAAGCGTTTGTGCCCCTTCAGTATTGTCTTCCTGCTCAT